TGAATGCATAAATGGATCTCAAGACTTACATATGCCTGCAATTGATTGTACAACTTCTGCCGGGTATCCATATTGTCTAAAAGCAACAAAGGGCAAAGCACCCTATGTTACTTTTGATGGAGTCACTCATCAGTATGATAGTGATTTCTTAAAAGACATTGAAATTATGGATGCCAGATTGCGTGAAGGTGAGAACTTTTCTTGCATTTGGACGGATGTTCTAAAGGATGAAACAAGACCTCTAGATAAAGTTGCATCGGGTAGCACCAGGCTAATAGCCACTTGCCCATTGCACTTTCTTGTACTTATGCGCAAGTACTTTGGTGGATTTGTTTCTTACGTGCAGGGTTTTGCTTCGACGAAACCAGTTAGTGTTGGCATTAATCCACACTCTGTGGATTGGTCTTTTCTATACCGACGATTTAACAAATTTCAGCGTGAGGAAGGTACCAGTTTTGTTTCCGGTGATTTTGCCAATTATGATGGCAACGTTTCAGCAAAGCTTTTCCAATCTTTTGTGGAATTTGTCAACTATTGGTATAACGACGGGCCAGTCAATGCAGCCATAAGATTCATGCTTTTGGAACATATAACTGATCCGACAAGGCTGTTTGAACACATTTTGTATTTGATACACGGTGGAAATCCTTCAGGCAATCCAATAACATCCATAATAAATTCGTTTGCTCAAATATTTATGTGGTGCATACTCTTTGTACACAAATACAGATTGAGCTTTGATGATTTTGACGTTGCAGTTTACGGTGATGACAACATCGTTGCGTGTCGGCAATCAGGATTAAATACTAATAAGTTGGCTGTTGTCTTTCATGAAATGTTCTCCATGAGTTATACACATTACACTAAAACTGAAAGTGATGTTTATGACACCATTGACACGGTAACTTACCTTGGCAGAAGTTTTGTCAAATACAACTATCCAGGCACTCCGTTTGGTGAGGTTGTGTTAGCCCCTTTAGACCTTCAGACAATTTATGAAATTGCCTATTTTTATAAGGGCAACTCTGCAAAGATGCGTGAAAATATGTTACAATCTTTGCGATCAATGCGAAACGAATTTTCGCACTATCCTTACGAGGTGTATGGTGAGGAAATAAAGGATCTTTGCAACGCCGTTAGGCACAGATTTTGTGCTGATCAGTCGTTTGTGCAAAGAGCCACAGAAATATTGTGTGAAGAGCAATCATACACCGATCTCTTCATGCAGAAGTACTACAAGGGCGGTATCTTGTCGTACTCACAACAACCCCGACTGTGACGGTTTCACAGCATATGGTTATTTATTTTACCTGTCGATGTGCCTTTGGCCGAAACCACGGATAACGTGGACTTTACTACTCGTGCAGCAAAACAAACCGAGGATACTCAACATGTTGAGCTCGGCTCTTACCAAGACGTTGCACCCATTTCTTCTACTACCGTAAATAGTGAGTTAATCACTCCTATATACGAAAGTGTAAACATGGAAACGTTTTCCTTGGATGACTTACTTAACCGTGAGTTTCCTTTGGGATCGTTTACGTGGAGCACTGCTCAGGGTAGACACACTCGTGTTTTAACCCTTTCCTTTCCTGAGACTCTATTTGCTATTTCTTTCATTAGTCAAAAAGCATATGGTTTTCGAAATTTCGTCGGCTCAATTCGTGTTGGCGTGCGCATAGCAAGCACAAGCTTTAATTATGGTACGTTGATCGGAGCTTATATCCCAGATCCTACAATCGATCCATACAGCAACAAGCGCACTGCTACTGTTGAGAAAATTTCCGGTTTTCCACACATTTTGGTTTCTGCAGCTCAGTCTGAAAATGCTGTATTTGACATGCCTTTTATTTGCCCAAATCGTGCTGTTGACAGATTTGTTCCGCGTGTTGGTGAAATGGGTCAGTTTATCATGAACGTGGTTAACCCCCTTACCAACATTAATGGAATTTCAACCGGTGTTCGTGTTTTTGTAACTGCTCAATTTATTAGCGCTAGACTTTATGTGCCATATACGCCA